TTCTCGCCCGATTTTTTGCGCGGCGATTTTGAAAGGCCTAATCCGCCGGAGCGAACGCCAGCGATTTAGCGTCCGTCACTCAGGGTGATGTGACGTTCCGTCACTGCCGGGGGGTGATCATGAGCGTCGCCGACAAGATCGCTGCCGAGCTCCAAGATCTACACGCCGACGAGACGTCGCCCGGCATGGCGGCCGTCGCCCTGGACCTCGCGAAAGCCATCGACGGCACGGACGCACCCACCGCCAAGGCGGTCGCGGCCCGCGAGCTCCGCTCGATCCTGTCCGACCTCCGCAAGCTGGCCCCGGTCGGGGAGATTGGGGACACGGTCGATGACATTGCTGAGCAGCGAGCGAAGCGCCGAGCTGCCGCCCGCGAGCAGGCCAGCGGATGACGGAGTCGCGCGCGGCTGGCAGGAGCCTCCGATCCAGGTGGCGCCCCCGTCAGCATCGAGCGCGGGCCAGGAAGCCATCGACCTCGCCGCGAAGGCAGGGCTGCACCTGGACCCCTGGCAGCAGCACGTGCTGCGCGTCGGCATGGGCGAGAAGCCCGACGGCTCTTGGGCGTCGTTCGAGGTCGCGGTCAACGTCCCGAGGCAGAACGGCAAGGGCGGGATCATCGAGGCCCGTGAGCTGTGGGGCCTGTTCATCGGCGGCGAGGAGTTGATCCTCCACTCGGCGCACGAGTTCAAGACGGCGAAGGCCGCGTTCAAGCGCATCGAGCGACTCATCCGGCGATGCCCTGACCTGCACAAACGCGTGAAGACGTACCGACAGACCGTCGGCGAGGAAGGCATCGAGCTCCATTCCGGGCAGGTGCTGCGTTTCATCGCTCGGTCAAATGGGTCGGGCCGTGGCTTCACTGGGCACTGCAACATCCTCGACGAGGACATGATCTTGGGTGACGGCGCGATGGACGCGCTGCTGCCGACGATGGCTGCGGTGGAGGATCCCCAGATCTGGTATCTGGGCAGCGCGGGTATCGGCGCCCCGTCCGTGCAGCTGGGCCGCCTGCGGCGCCGAGCCCTGGCCGCAATCGAGGTCGGCGTCCCGGACCCCTCGCTGGCCTACTTCGAGTGGTCCGTTGACCCGCACGTCGACGAGTGCCCGCAGGACTGCGACAAGCACGACGACGCGGCCTCCGACGAGTCGGTGCTGAAGGCGAACCCGGCGGTGGGCTACCGGCTGACGCTGGCGAAGGTGGCCAACGAGCGGGCGACCCTCGGCAAGGACGGCTACGCCCGGGAGCGGCTCGGTGTGGGCGCCTACCCATCCGACGAGGCTGACACCTGGCAGGTCATCGGCGAGGACGCGTGGCGGGCGCTGGCGGCCGCAGAGTCGCAGCCCTCGGACCCGGTGGCGTTCGCCATCGACATGACGCCGGAGCGCTCGCACGCGGCGATCGCCGTGGCCGGCGCGTGGCGCGGCGGAACGCACGTCGAGGTGGTCGACCACCGCCCGGGTACGGGCTGGATCCTCGAGCGGGCCGCCGAGCTGCACAAGAAGTGGCGGCCGCGGTGCTGGGTCGTTGATGCCGGCGGTCCTGCGGGATCGCTCATTCCTGACCTGCAAGAGCGCCTCGGTATCGAGGTGGTGCAGCCGAAGGTGCGTGAAGTGGCTCAGTCTTGCGGCCAGTTCTACGACGCGGTGGCCGAGCAGACCCTGTCTCACCTCGATCAGGCGCCGCTGACTGCGGCTCTGGCGGGTGCGCAGCAGCGTCCGCTGGGTGATGCGTGGGCGTGGGCCCGGCGGATCGTGAGCGTGGACATCAGTCCGCTGGTGGCGGCGACGCTGGCCAAGTGGGGGCTGGGCGTCGAGGTAGAGGAAGACACGGACCCGCTCGACAACATCTGGTGAAAGGGGGTGCTCATGCCCGGCAAGGAACCGCTGGCGGTGCGGCTCGCGGCCCCGCTCGGGGCTGCCGTTGGCGTCGTGTGGCGTGCTTTCCCGGTCCTGCTGGGCTGGGCACTGGTATCCGTCGGGGCGTGGCTGGCATGGCCGCCCGCGGGCTTCCTGACCGCCGGGGGCCTGCTGCTGGTCGACCAGGTCGCCGACCGTCTCGCGATTCGTAGGAGGCCTGGATGAGTTTCCTTCTCCGACGTGAGCGGCGCGCGGGGGCGATGTTCCCCAGCCCGCCCATTCCGCCGAACTCGCAAGCGGGCGGCATCGGCTCGAACTACGCCCATGTGGACCTGTCGCGCACAGAGGCATCCCTGCAGAAGATCGCGATCTGGTCGTGCGTGAACCTGGTGGCGACCATCGCCGAGACGATGCCGCTGCAGTACTTCCCGCGCGCGCGGGATCCGCAGCCGGTGCCTTCCTGGCTGGCCGATCTCGGCGGTGACGGGCACGGCCTGCCGGATTGGCTGTACCAGTACACGTATTCGATGATGCTCCGCGGCAACGCCTACGGCCACGTCGGGGCGAGGGACAGCCGGCGGGGCACGCCGACACAGATCGTCCTGCAGCACCCGGACCTGGTGCACGTGCTGCCCGACCAGGACGGCGCTGCGCACTGGTGGATGAACGGCCAGCAGGTCGACGCCGACAAGGTCTGGCACCGGCGGGTACATCCGGCGCCCGGGCAGATGCTGGGGCTGTCGCCGATCGCCCTGCAGGCCACCACGATCGCCACGGGCATCGCCGCCCTGCAGTTCGGCTACCAGTGGTTCAAGGAGGGCGGCCACCCCTCCGGAGTGCTGACCACGGACAACGAGCTGGACCGGAAGCAGGCACAGACGGCGAAGGACCGGTTCATGGCCGCCATCCACGGCCGCCGAGAGCCTGCCGTCCTCGGCGGCGGCTGGAAGTACCAGCAGATCCAGATCGCGCCGAACGAGTCCCAGTTCCTGGAGACCAACCAGTTCACTTCGGCCGAGTGCTGCCGCATCTTCGGGCCCGGCTTCGCCGAGATCTTCGGATATGAGACGGGCGGCTCGCTCACCTACAGCAACATCGAGCAGCGCTCCCTCGACCTGCTCACCTACGCGGTCGATCCCTGGCTGGTGCGCATCGAGCGGGCCCTGTCGGACCTGCTGCCCCGCCCGCAGACCGTCCGGTTCAACCGGGCCGCGCTGGTCCGCACGGACCTGCTGACCCGCTTCAAGGCGCACGCGATCGCGCTGCAGAACCAGTTCGAGACCGTCAACGAGGTCCGCGAGCTGGAAGACCAGGGGCCCGTCGAGTGGGGAGACAAGCCCACCGCGCCGCCGCCGGCTCCCGCCAAAGTCAGCCCGCTTGGAGGCCACTGATGACCGCTAAGAGTGCGCGCGCCTCCGTCACGGGCATCGTGCGCCGCGCCTACCCCGTACACCTGGAAGCCCGAGCCAAGGACGGCGCCTCCGGTGTCTCCACCGTCTCCGGCTACGCCTCGGTCGTCGAGGACCCCTACGAAATGTGGGACTTCCTCGGCTCCTACGCCGAGGTGGTCCGCACGGGCGCGTTCACGAAGACGCTGTCCGAGAACCCCCAGGTGCAGCTGCTGCTGAACCATGGCGGGCTGGCGATGGCGTACACGAAGGCCGGCACGCTGCGCCTGTCCGAGGACTCCACCGGCCTGCACATGGAGGCCGACGTCACCGCGGCACGCTCGGACGTACAGGACATGCTGCTCGCCCTGGAGGACGGCAGCGTCGACGAGATGTCGTTCGCGTTCCGCGTGACCCGCCAGATGTGGTCTCCGGACTACGACCAGCGCGACATCCTCGAAGTCGACCTGCACCGCGGCGACGTGTCCGTGGTGAACTTCGGCGCCAACCCGGCCACCAGCGTCGCCCCCGCGCTGCGGGCGGCCGACTTCGACAAGCTCGGCGACGACGACGCCCGGGCGCTCCTGGAGCGCCTGCAGCGCCGCCTCTCGCCGCCCGCGGTGCCCGAGCCGACGGCCGGGCATCCCCTTTCGCTGTACCAGGCACAGGCTGCCGCACTGGCCCTGTAGCCGTTTTCCGCCTGCACCACCTGACGCGCCGGACCCCACGCCGGAGCGCGCTTTCGCGCGCCACCACCTGGGGCACCACCCGGACGGTTCAGCGGGCGCGACCCATCCGATAACCCTGAAGGGAGCGAGCCATGCTCGCCTACCTGCGCAAGCAGATGCAGAGCGCGCTCGAAACCCGGGCCGCGCTGAAGACCGAGCTGGACGCCATCGTCACGGCTGCGGAAAAGGCCGGCCGGGAGAAGCTGTCCGCCGACGAGCAGACCGCGTTCGACGCCAAGCGCGCCGAGATCCGCGCCAAGGACACCGAGCTCGAGGACCTCCAGGCCCGCGTCACCGAGCTGGAGGAAGACGAGAAGCGCTCCGCCACGGCGGCCGAGCTGCGCGCCAAGTACGGCCAGAACGCCCCCGAGGGCCCGCGCGTCGAGGTGATCTCCGAGCCGAAGACCTACGAGCGCGGCACCAAGCACAGCTACTTCCTCGACGTGGTCCGCGCCCAGATGGGCCGCGGCGACGGCGACGGCGGCGTCACGGCCGCGCAGGACCGCCTGCGGCGCCACACCCAGGAGCTCGACGTCGAGATGCCCAAGCGGGAGAAGCGGCGCGAGCAGCTGGCCGAGCAGGAGCTGCGCGCCGTCGACAGGGGCAGCGTGTTCGAGAAGCGCGTCAACCCCAACCGCACGGACGGGCAGGGCGGGTACTTCGTGCCGCCGCTGTGGCTGGTCGACCAGTACATCGACCTGCCGCGCTTCGGCCGCACCTTCGCCAACACCGTCCGCAACCTGCCGCTGCCTGCGGGCACCGACTCGGTCAACGTGCCGAAGGTCGCCACCGGTACGGCGACGGGCGTGCAGACCGCCGACGCCGGCACGGTCACCAGCACGGACATGACCGACACGTTCGTGACTGCGCCGGTGCGCACGATCGCCGGCCAGCAGGACATCGCGATCCAGCTGCTCGACCAGTCCCCGGTCGCGTTCGACGAGATCGTGTTCGCCGACCTGATCGCGGACTACAACCAGCGGCTGGACACCCAGTGCTGGTCCGGTTCGGGCAGCGCGGGCCAGCTCAAGGGCGTCCTGAACGTCTCCGGCATCAACGCCGTCACGTACACGGACGCCACGCCGACCCTGCCGGAGACCTACGCGCCGCTGATGCAGGCGCTGTCGCTGTCGGCGAAGAACCGCAAGATGATGCCGACGGCGGTGTTCCTGACCCCGTCGCGCTGGTTCTGGATGGCCTCGCAGCTGGACTCGCAGAACCGGCCGTTCATCCTTCCGGAGACGAACGCCCCCTTCAACCCGCTGGCCCTGCAGACCGGCGGCGACGTTGAGGGCCCCGTGGGGCGCGTGCTCAACTTCCCGCTGCTGGCCGACGGCAACATCCCGGCGAACCTCGGCGCGGGCACGAACGAGGACCGCATCGCCACGATGCGCACCTCCGACCTGTTCCTGTGGGAGGGATCGATGCGCACGCGCGTGCTGCAGGAAGTCCTCTCCAACACGCTGCAGGTGCGGCTGCAGGTCTACAACTACGCGGCGTTCATGCCCGACCGGCGCCCGGAGACGATCTCGGTCATCTCCGGTACCGGCCTGATCGCGCCGGCTGGCTTCTGACCCACCCCGTTTCGCGGGCCCGCTACCACCTGGTGGCGGGCCTGCCTCGTCTGGAAGGAAAAGCGGCATGCACGACCGCATCGCCGAACTGCGCGGGCTGAACGTCGAGCTCGGGAACTGCGAGAACGGGCCGCGCCGGGAAAGCCGGAGGGCCGCGGCCGACGACGTCCGGGCGGAGATCGCCCGCGTCCGGGGAGAGCTGGAAGAGCAGGCGGCCGCCCTGGAGGAGCAGGCCAAGGAGCTGGCCGAGCAGGGCCAGGACGGCATTGCCGGGCAGGCCACCGAAGAGGCCCGCACCATCCGCGAGGCCCTCGCCGGGGACAACCGTGGCGGCCCTCAGGCGAAGGAGAACGCTGCCGACTCGCGGCCGAAGCAGACCGCGTCCAGTCGCGGCGCCCGGGCCAGCAAGAGCTGACGAGAGGGGTGAGCTGTGCCGTTCGATCTCGGCGACACCGCGCGTTTGACCGCGACCTGCAAAGACGCGGGCGGCACGGCCACCAACGCCGTCGGCGCCACGCTGACCATCGGCCTGCCGGACGGCACGACCGCGACCCCGGCCATAACCAATCCCCCGGCGACCACCGGCCAGTACTCCTACGACTACGTCACCACCCAGGCCGGACGGCACTCGATCCGCTGGGTGTTCACCGGCCCGGCCTGCGCCTACACGGACGTCCTCGACGTGCGCGAGGCCGCACCGCCGCTGCTGTTCTCCCTCGCGGCGGCCAAGGCCAAGCTCGACATCCCGGCGACCTCGACGGGCGACGACGAGGAACTACGGGAGTTCATCGAGGCCACCACCCAGTGCGTCGAATACTTCGTCGGGCCCGTGGCCCGGCGGACGGTGCAGCAGATCGTGCGGGGCGGCGGATACTCCGTCGTACTGCACACCCACCCGGTCCTGGCCGTGGCGTCGGTGGTGGGGATCCAGTCCTGGCAGCTGCCCATCGAGGTCAGCGCGCTCGACATCGACCCGGACACGGGCATCGTGCGCCGCTCGGACATCCTGCCGTTCTGGCCGGGCGAGTACCGCATCACCTACACCGCCGGGCGGGCCGCGGTCCCGGCGAACGTGTCGCTGGCGGCGAAGCTGATCCTTCAGCATCTGTGGCGCACCAACTTCGGTGCGGCGCGCGGCCCGTCCAGCAGCGACGACTACAACGTGACCGAGCAGGTGCCCGGCTTCGGCTACGCCATCCCGAACCGTGCCCTGCAGCTGCTCCAGGGCGACCGGCAGCTGGAGGGCTTCGCATGATGACCTCCCGTGTACCGGCCGCCGTCGACGCGCTGCTGGCCATCCTGCGGGCGGCGCCCGCGCTCGCCGAGGTCGCCATCGTCGACGGGCCGGAGGCGTTGAACTACACCCAGCTGCAGCGCCTGTACGTCGGATGGCGTCCGGACGGCGAGGCCGCCGTGTCGCTGCAGCAGGAGTTCAACGCGGCCGGGGCCCGCACCCGCAATGAGGCCTTCACGATCTCCTGCTACGCCGAGGCACGCGCCGGCGACAAGGACATGAAGGCTCGCCGCAACGAGGTGTTCGCGCTCGTCGGCGAGGTGGAGACGGCGCTGCGTGCCACCAATGCCGCGCCGTCCGCGCCGACGCTGAACGGCACGGTGCTGTGGGCGCACCTGACGGCGGGCGACCTGGCCCAAGAGCAGGCCGAGGGCAGCATCGCGCGGCTCGCCTTCACGGTGACCTGCCAGGCCCGTATCTGATCCACCCCACCCAAGAAGGAGTACAGCCATGGCGCGAGTGCGCTACGTGGGCTCGGACCCGGTCACCGTGCCTGAACTCGGCGACCGGCTCGTCGAGCCGGACACCGTCGTCGAGGTACCGGACGCACGGTTCGACGGCTACGTCTGCCAGCCCAGCAACTGGGAGTCCGTGGAAGAGCCCGGCGTCAAGGCCGCGGCTGAGGCGAAGAAGGCGGCGCGGGCCGCGAAGGGAGCTGATCTCTGATGGCGATCGGTTCGGGCCTCGGCGCCCAGCTCGGCATCTCGGCCGAGACCACCTACGGCACGTTCGTCGCGCCGGCCAAGTTCATCGAGTTCACCAAGGAGAGCCTGGCTCTCAAGAAGACCACGGCGCAGTCCGCGGGCATCGCGGCCGGCCGTCTGCTGGCGCTGTCGTCGCGGCGTGTGCTGACCCGCCAGGAGGTGCAGGGGGCCATCGACCTGGAGATCGTCAACAAGTCCATGGGTGTCCTGCTCCAGGCGCTCATGGGGACGACGGTCACGCCGGTGCAGCAGACGGCGACGGCCGCCTACCTGCAGACGCACACCCTCGCGGACACGGCGGGCAAGAGCCTGACGATCCAGAAGGGCGTGCCGCTGACCACGGGCGCGGTCACGGACAAGACGTTCCTGGGCTGCAAGGTCACGTCGGGCGAGTTCGCGTGCGAGGTGGGCGGCATGCTCACCGGGGCGTTCGACTTCGACGGCAAGACCTGCGACGAAGCGCAGACGCTCGCGACGGCCTCGTACCCGAACATGAGCCCGTTCCACTTCGGGCAGATGACCGTGAAGACGGGCACGTTCGGCACGGAGACGGCGCGGGACGGCGTCCGCAAGGTCAGCGTGAAGGTGGAGCGGCCGCAGGCCGTCGAGCGCTTCTACGCGGGCCAGGCCGGGCTGAAGAAGGAGCCGATCTCGAACGACCAGGTGAAGATCACTGGTTCGCTTGAGACGGACTACATCGACACGATCCTCGACGACCTGCACACCTCGGACGCGGCGACGTCCCTGGTGTGGGAGTTCGTCGGGCCGCTCATCGCGTCCACGTTCTTCGAGACGTTCCGCATCACGTTGCCCGCGGTCAAGTTCGACGAGGGCCCCCCGGTCGTCGACGGCTTCGACGTCATCAAGCCCACCTTCAACTTCACGGCTCTGTACGACGGCACCAACCAGCCGAAGATCGAGTACATGTCCACGGACGTCACGCTGTGAGGTGACCTCATGGTCTCCGACATCCGCATCACGAACACCGGCAGCCTGATCGAACTGCAGCGCCGCTTGCGGGCTGCCGGCCACGAGAACATCCGCGCCTCGATGCAGCGCCGTCTGCGGCACGCAGCCGAGCCCCTGAGAGACGACCTGCAGTCCGCGATCCGCGGACTGACGATCAGCTCGCAGGGGCGCCGCGGCCGCCCGGGCGGACCGTCTCCGACAACCCGCCCGCTACGCGCCACGATCGCCGAGGCGATCCGCATCAGCGTCCGCACCGCCGGCAACCCGGGGGCCCGCGTCTGGCTCGACAAAGGCCGCCTGCCGGCCGACCTGCGGAAGATGCCGGGCGCCCTCAACACCGGCCGCGTCCGGCACCCCGTGTACGGCAACCGGCGCCGCTGGGTGCAGCAGAACGCCACCCCTCTGTGGTGGGACAACACCGTGCGCAAGGGCCGCCCCCGCATGGAACGCGAAGCCGCCCGTGTCCTCGACGACGTGCGCCGTCGTCTTGAGTAAAACCAGGAGCAACAAGTGATCGTTTCGTACCGCCACGAGGACGGCACCGTCGACGAGTTCTCCACCGACGACCTGTCCGCCATCGAGTCTTCCGTCATCGAGTCGGCCACCGGCATGGACTGGGACGACGTCGACACCGCCCTGCGCCAGCAGGCGCCGACCGCGATGCGCGCCGTCCTGTGGGCGTTCCGCAAGCGGCAGCAGCCCACGCTGCGCTTCTCCGACTTCGACCTGCCCGGCTGGAAGCGGCGCACCAAGGCACGTCTGGAGTACCCGGAGATCCTCGACATGGTCGAAGCGCTGCTGAAGAACCCGGAGGCGACGGACGAGGTCGTCGAGCGGATGACCGGCCACATGCGGGTCATGGCCCACGATCCGGCCGACGTCGACAAGGCGTTCGAGGAGATGGCCCCAAAAGCCCCGGTGCCCGTGGCGCCCGCGCGCGTCCTGGAGGAGGCCCTTCCGGACGACGGATCGGCGACCTCTTCGACGAGTACTGGCCTGTAGTCGCGCACCTCCTGCACATCGGCCCGGACGAACTGGGCGCCATGCCGCGCGCCCGGTTCCTGCAGGCCATCGCATGGGTCGACCGACACCTGGCCGCGCAGGCCCAAGCAGCCGGAGGTGAGTGATGGCCAGCACGACCCTGACGTTCACAGTGGAAGGCCGGGACCGGCTCTCCAAGGTGCTCGACAAGGTGGGCGACTCCGCGAAGGGGCTGGAGAAGAAACTGGTCATGGCCGGGGCGGCGATCCCGGCCGCGGCCGCGCTGGCGCCGCTCGCCGCGCAGGCAGGCGCAGCTGCTGTTGCGGTCGCCGCGTTCGGCGCGGCCGTCATCCCGCAGATCGGCGCACTGTCCGACGCGAGCAAGGCGCAGACCAAGTACGAGGACGCGGTCGCCAAGTCGGGCGCCACGTCCGAGGCCGCGCTCACGGCGCATGTGGCGTTCCAGCAGCAGATCGCGAAGATGCCGCCCGCGTCCCGTGAGGCGGCCGCCGGGCTGTCGACGCTGAAGAAGCAGTACCAGGGCTGGTCCGACAGCTTGGCCAAGGACACCATGCCGGTGTTCACCAAGGGCCTGGCCGTGGCCTCGGCTGCGCTGCCGAAGCTGACGCCCCTGGTGAAGGGCGCGTCCACTGAGCTGAACCGCTTCATGACCCTGGTGGCCGGCGGCGTCAACACGTCCGCCTTCGACCGGCTGTCGGGCAAGTTCTCGGACTTCGCGACGAGTTCGCTGAAACGCGCGAACGACGGGCTCATCCACCTGATGCGCACCCTCGACACGGGCAAGGTCGGCGGGGCTCTGTCCCAGTTCATGGACTACGCGCGCGCCCAGGGCCCGCTCCTGGCCGAGACGCTGAAGAACGTGGGCACGGCCGCGCTCAACCTGCTGCAAGCAGCTTCGGGCGTGGGCGTGGGCCTGCTGCAGCTGGCGAACGCCGCGGCTTCCGTGGTGGCCGCGCTGCCGCCCGGCTTCGTCACCGTGCTCATGCAGACCGCCATCGCGATCCGTGCCGTCCGCCTGGCGGGCGCCGGGATCCAGCTCCTGGCGGGCGGAATCTCCACGACGACGACGGCAATCCGCGGCATGGGCACTGCCGCCCTCGGCTCGGCCACCAGAATGGGCTCGCTGCGCCTGGCGCTGGGAACCCTGTCCACCGGGGCGAAGATGAACCTCGCGGCCATCGGCATCGGCCTCGCGGTGGTGGCGATCGCCAAGCTGTCCAAGCTTGGCAAGGAAGCACCGCCGGACGTCGACAAGCTGTCGGCGAGCCTGGTGAAGCTGACCGAGACCGGCAAGACGACCGGCGAGGCGACCCGCCTGTTCGGCAAGAACATGGACGGCCTGTACGACTCGGTGCGCAACATCACCGACCCGAGCCTCCTGGACCAGATCCAGAACGGATTCGTGAAGATCTTCACGGCGGGCCAGGTCAACTCGACCGCGAGCGATGACGCGCAGAAGCGTCTCGACGCGATCGATGACTCGCTGGTCAAGTTCGTGCAGGGCGGCAATGCGCCGATGGCCGCTGCCGCGCTGGACCTGTTGACGGCGAAGTACGCCAAGGGTGGGCACGAGGCGGCCAAGTTCCGCGGCCAGATGGATGAGTACAACAAGGCTCTTGAGGACCAGAAGTTCGCGCAGGAGATCGCGGCGCAGGCGCAGGGCCTGTTCGGTACGCAGGCGCAGAAGACGCAGGTCGCGCTCGCCGCACAGAAGACGACCGCTGACGGGCTGCGCCAGAGCATCGAGGCGCTCAACGATGCGAACCGTTCCGCGCTCGGCGGGATGATCGGGTTCGAGGCGAGTATCGACGCCGCGGCGAAGGCCGCGAAGGAAAACCACGGCGCCCTCAACATGGTCAACGGGCAGCTCGACCTCAACTCGCCGAAGGCGCAGGCGGCTGCGACCGCACTGAACGACTTGACGACGAAGACGAAGGAAGCCGCCCTCGCGAGCTACGAGGCCACGGGCTCGTGGGAAGGCGCCATCAGCATCTACGACCGCGGTCGGAAGGAGTTCATCAAGAACGCGATGGCGATGGGCCTGAGCCGGAAGGAGGCGCAGGCGCTGGCCAAGTCCATCGGGGATATCCCGGACAAGACCGCCAAGGTGAAGATGCAGTCCGAGGACGCGGCCCGCGACCTCGACGCGTTCATCGGCAAGGTCCAGAAGTCGCCCGGCTCGAAGTCCGTCACGCTGAAGACGCTGTCCAAGAGCGCCGAGGATCTGCTGAGCACGTTCGGGCTCAAGGTCAAGCGCCTGCCGGACGGCTCGGTGACGGTCACAGCCAAGACGGCCGCCGCCCTGCACAATCTTGGTGCGGTGAAGGCAGCGCGTGACGGGCTCAAGGACAAGTCCATCACGATCACGACCAACCGGGTCACCAAGTTCACCAGCGTCCAGGGTGGCGTGACCGTGGCGAAGCGCGACTACGCCTCGGGCGGCCCGATCGGCTTTCCTGGCGGCGGCCCGATCAGCGGCCCGGGGACTGGGACCTCGGACAGCATCCCGATCATGGCGTCCAACGGCGAGTACATGATCAACGCTCGCTCTACGGCCAAGTACCGCAGCCTCGTTGAGGCCATCAACAACGACACCCTCGGCAGTGGCCGCGGTATGCCCGGCGCGGGAGCGGCTGTGGCACAGGGCCTCATGTCCGGCATGGCCGGAGCAACGTCCGGGGTAGGCGCGGCTGCGCGCGCCATGGCGGCAGCGGTCGTCACCGGGATCAAGGACGAGCTGCAGATCGCCAGCCCCAGCAAGAAGACCAAGGCCTTGGCGAAGGACGTCGCCCGCGGCTTCCTCGAAGGGCTGACCGGCAGCCGCGACAAGATCAAGGCCACGGCTAAGGATCTGGCGACCGACATCAAGACGGCCTTCTCCGGCAAGAAGGAGTCCGGCCTGCTCAAGATGGTCGACAAGCAGACGCAGAAGCTGCTGGACGCCGCGGCGAAGCGCGACAAGATCGCGGCCACCATCGCCACGGCAAAGAAGTACGCGTCCGACGTCACCACCGCCGCGCGCGAAAGCGCAGGCCTGTCCAACCTCGGCATGCAGCCCGAGGAGGTCACCGCCGGCGGCATCAAGGGCGGACTTGCGGGCAAGCTCGCGCAGGTCAAGGCCTTCACCAAGTACATCGACATCTTGTCCAAGAAGGGCCTCAACAAGTCCCTGCTCCGGCAGATCCTCAACATGGGCCCCGAGGCCGGCTACGCCTACGCCTCGGCTCTGGTGGGCGCGGACAAGGGCACCTTCAAATCCATCAACTCGATACAGGGTCAGCTGGACAAGGCGACGACGTCCCTCGGGCAGGTCGGCGCGGACCGGCTGTACGACTCGGGCAAGAACGCGGGCAAGGGGTTCTTGAAGGGGCTGGAGGGCCAGCAGAAGGACATCGAGAAGCTGATGCTCAACATCGCCAAGGGCATGCAGAAGGCCATCAAGAAGGCCCTCGGAATCAAGAGCCCGTCCACCGTCATGGCCAAGCTCGGCGCGTACTCCACGCAGGGGCTCGCACGCGGCCTGGTCGACGGCCTGCCCTGGGTCGACCGGGCGCTCGACACGGTCACCGGCCGCGTCGCCGCAACCCGCCCCGTCCTGGGGCGCGCAGCGGGCGCCGGCAGTTCGGGCGGCATGGTCTTCCACATCCACGTGGACGGCACGGTCGTCGACGAGAACGCGGTCGCCCTGCGGATCCAGAAGGCCCTGCTCGGCCTCAAGCGGCATCACGGCGGCAGGACCCTCGGACTCGCATAGGAGGTCTGGTGACACGTTCGATTGTGGACGCCGCGTTCGGGTCGGCGATGGGCACGGCCTCCCCGACGTGGACGGAAATCACCCAGTACGTCGACCTGGTGCAGGGCATCCGCATCGAGCGGGGAGCCTCCGACGAGCTGCAGGACATCGGGGCCGGAACCTGCAGCATGACTCTCGACAACTCCGACGGGCGCTTCACCTCGGGTCGGGCGTCGGGCGCCTACTACCCCAACATCAGGAAGAACGTCCCCATCCGTATCCGGTCCGTCAGCGCCGACCAGAACCTGATCACCAACCCGTCCTTCGAGTCGGGGCTGACGGACTGGACCAAGACCAACAGCCCCACCATGGCGCTGGATGCCACCCACGTGAAGGTCGGCACCCAGGCCGTGCGCATGACCTGGGGCGCCACCAGTGGGCAGTCCCTCTACACCCAGCTGTACGGGCTCGACATCGGCACCCGCTACACCGGCACCGCCTACGTGTGGGCGCCCGCCGGGGCGCCCGCCATGGAATGCCACATCGAGGGCATGGCCGCGGGGACGGCGTCGACCCTCAACGACACGTGGCAGCGCATCACCTACACCTTCACGGCGACCAACACGCAGCACAAGTTCGTGATCCAGCAGGTGGGCACCGCCACCGCCGGCACCCAGTGCTGGGTCGATGCCGTGCAGGTGTGGGAGGGCGCGAGCGCGCTGCCGCTGAACCACCTGGCCAACGGGGACTTCGAGACGTCCGTCGCGAACTGGGCGTCGTCCGGCACGCCTACGGTGGTCCGCTCCTCGGCGCGCGCCAAGCGGGGCGCCTCGTCGATGCTGGTCACCTGGGGCGGCGTCGACAACCAGTCCATCACCAGCGACGCCATGACGGGCCTGATCATCGGGCAGGCCTACGTGTTCTCGGCGTGGGTGTGGGTACCGGCCGGGGACGCTCCCGTCCGGCTGACCGTGGCGAGCGGCAACCTCGGCAACCCGTCCACGACGTTCGACCAGTGGGAGCAGATCAACGTCTCCTGGACGGCGACCGCCACCAGCCACCAGGTGCGCATCCGCCACAACGTCATCCCCGCCGCGGGCGACCAGGTGTGGATGGACGCCGCGCAGATCGAAGAGGGATCCACGCCGTCCGCGTACAGCCCGCTGGAGGGGGCACAGCTGCACGCCCGCTACTACGGCATGGTCAACGACTGGCCGACCAAATGGCAGGGCCTGTACGCCACCGCGTCGATCGTCTGCACCGACATCTTCAAGTGGCTGGAGAAGCAGGAGACGCTGCAGCCGATGCTTGCCGAGGAAGTCCTCCTCGACGACCCGACCGCGTACTACCCGCTGACCGAGCCGTCTGGGGCGACCAGCGCCGGCGACCTGTCCGGCACGGCCGGTGTGGGAAGCCTGTCACTGACGCAGGCCGGCTCACCCGGGGGCACGCTGGACTTCTCCTCCGGCACCGGCCCGGCAGGGGCGGGCGGGGCAGGGGCGCCGACGTTCACGCCCGTGTCCGCCACCCAGGGCCTGTACCTGTCGGCCGACCTGGGGCAGAACGTCGTCGACGCGACCGTCGTCTATCGCGTGCGGGCCGAGTGCTGGTTCTCCACCAGCACGAACGGCCGCGTCATCATGGCGCTGACGTCGGCCGACGCCTCCACCAAGCTGGTCATTTCGCTGGAGTCCGGCACCGGAAAACTGAAGATCGAGTACCAGTTCGACGGTGAACTGCTCGGCTCCGTCGTGGCCGCGACCCCCAACCTGGCCGACGGCCGTCTGCACTACATGCTCTTCAACGACTTCGCCGACGAGCTGACGATCGACGGCGTCCTGTACTCGGCTGTCGCCCTCACCTCGACCGACTTCCGGCTGCTGACCGTGGGCGGCTACGCCAACAACCGGCTCTGGTCTGGGACGATTTCCCACCTCGCCCTCTACGTCCGGTCGGTGACGACGGCCGAGCTCAACCCGCACTACACGGCGGGCAGCACCGAGTACATCGGGGAGTCGGCGTCCGTGCGTATGGCGCGCATCGCGTCCTACGTGCCGACGTCCGTGTTCATCGTCGGGTCCACGTTCGATGGCATGGGATCCCAGTCCGCGCTGGGCAGTACCCCGCTCACGCACCTGAGGGAGATCGAGACCACCGAGTCCGGGAAGCTGATCGCGGACCGCGAATCGGCCGGGCTGATCTTCCAGAGCCGGGATGTCCGCTACAACCAGACGGCCGCCGTGACGCTGGCGTTCGCCGACCTCGACACCAACGAGCTCGAACTCGCCGACGACGACCAAAAGATGGTCAACACCGTCATCGCGAGCAGGACGGGCGGGGCCACGCAGCGCGTCGTCGACAAGACGGCACGCGCAACCTACGGCCCCTACGAGAAGAGCATGGACCTGCTCAAGTCCAGCGACCTCAAGGTGCTGGACGCAGCGAACTGGCTCGTCTCCCGGTACGCGGATCCGCCGACCGAGATCAGGCAGGTACCCGTCGAGGCGTACACGCTGCCCCTGGTCACGTACCGGGCGCTCCTCGAGGCCGGGGTATCCACCGCCATCAACCTGACCGGGCTGCCCGCGGAGGCGCCCGCCTCCACGGCGACGGTGACCGTCGAGGGCTACACCGAGACGATCACGGAGAACCAGCATCGCCTCGACTTCCACACCTCACGCACGCAGGCCGACACCGTGTGGGTCCTCGACGACAGCACGTACTCGGTCCTCGACTCCACCACCCGCCTCGCCTACTAAGGAGCCCGCATGCCCATAGCCGTGGTCAGGGCCGAGACGTTCTACCTGCCGCCGCCCAATGAGCCCGCCGACGCGTGGGCGGGCGTGCCCGCCGCTCAGCTGGTGTGGCGGTGGATGGAGTACCGCACGGGCCGTCGTCTGATCCCGCCGGAGGGCACCGTCGCTGACACGTACTACGCCCGCATCAACCAGAACCGGTGGGTGGCCGACTGCTCGTCGTGCGGGTCCGCGCAGGTCGTCTCCCCGACCGACCCGCGGTACGCCTGCACGGAATGCCAGTGGGGATGGTGCGCGCTCATCTTTCCCACCGACCCCGATGCCGTGGAAGCCAGCCTCATGGGGCTCAAGCCCGGCATGCGGAACTGGTGGAACGACTTGGACCCCAGCAACCCGAACCGGCCGCCGGACCCCGGCCCGGCGCCCGGCCCGATGGGTAAGGCGACATGACGTTCACCCCGCGGACCTGGGTCGTCGGCGAGGTGGTCAACGCCGCGATCATGAACCAAGAGGTCAGAGACCAGTTCAACAGCATGTTCGCCGTGTGGACGTCCTTCACCCCGACGTGGACATCGAACGGCACCGCACCCGCCCTGGGTAACGGCACCCTCACCGGCCGGTACATGAAGATCGGCCGCACTGTGGTCTGCCACATCAACCTGACCGCGGGCAGTACCACCACCTACGGCACCGGCGACTACAGCTGGTCGATTCCCTTCACCTCGGCCAACGCCGGCGCCTCTTACGTCGGCACCGCGCATCTGGTCGGCACCGCCCGCTGGCTCGGACAGATCGTCATCTCGCCCAACGTGACCACCTGCAGCGCCTTCTTCGCCGTCGGCTCGGCCGACACCCGCACCAACTTCATGACCGACGCGCGGCCGGAGACACACGCCGCAGGCCACCAGCTGCGCCTCAGCTTCGTCTACGAATCCGCGTCCTGATCCGCCTCGCTCCTGCTGCCCCGTGCCGTTGGCCGGGGCCTTTCTCATGTCTGGAGACCTCATGGCCACACCACTCACAGCGGATCGCTTCGTCGCCGCGCTCAAGGCCGAGGGCGTCAAGGTCGCCGAGCACTCCGGCTGGCGCACCCACGAACGCGACGCCGCGACGGGCAAGGCGTTCGGCCCCGTCCACGGCGTCCTGATCCACCACACTGCGGGCAGCAACAGCCTCGCCACTGTGTACGGCGGCCGCACCGGACTGCCAGGTCCGCTCGCCCACTCGCACCTGGCGAAGTCCGGGCTGTGCACGATGGTTTCCGCCGGGCGTGCGAACCATGCAGGGCTCGCCGCGGTGAACGCGTATCAGGCGATCCTCAACGAGTCGTCGACGCACCCGAAGCCGTCTAAGGCCAGCGGCACGATCGACGGCAACGACGTCCTTTACGGCATCGAGGTCGAGAATCTCGGCAACGGCAAGGACCCGTACCCCGAGGTGCAATATCAGGCGGCGGTGCGGTGGGCGGCGGCGCTCTGCCGCGCGCACGGCTGGGGCGCGGACTCGGTCGCGGGCCACAAAGAGACAAGCGTCGAGGGAAAGATCGACCCCTCGTTCGACATGGGCAAGTTCCGTACTGCTGTCGCCGAGCGGCTCAAGCACCCGGCGAACTGGTCGCCCAGCCCGAGCGCGCCAGCCCCGGCGCCGAAGCCGCCCACGACCGAGGAGCGGCTGACCACTCTGGAGAAGCGCGTAACCGCGCTCGAGAAGAAGGGGGCCTGACCATGGCCGCACCCGTCGAGGCGAAGGTGAAGGCGGCGACGACCGTCACCTTCGTCGTGTCCCTCGTCATCGCCGTCCTGAACGCCGTGGCCGCGAACGACAGCCTGCTCGGCCCGCTGCCGTCATGGCTGCAGGCTCCCGTCATCGCGGTCGCTCCGGCGCTGCTGACGTTCCTCGCCGGCTGGCAGGCGAAGCACGCACCGCGCGACCTGTAGGGAGCCCCACCTTGGACGCCGCCACCATCGGCGCAGCGCTTGCGCTCGTCGGGGTGCTGTCCGGCTCGGTGGTGGCGTACCTCGGCAAGCGGGGCGAGAACGCGAACACCCGCCTGAACAGCACGATTGATCAAATCCAGGAAGAGCGGGACAGGCTCAGCAAGGAACTCGGCGAGCGGAACGCCCGGGTCGAGACGCTGCTCAATCAGCGTGTCACCGACCAGGAGACGATCGCCCGACTCCGCATCAAAATCATCGAACTGGGAGGCGATCCGTGACCCGTACAGAACGGGCACTCGCCGGACACTGGCGGGGGATCGCCGTCATCTGCTGGCTGCTGGCGCTCTCCGGCGCAGCCGTCATCGGCTGGACCTGGTACAGCCAGCTCGCCGACGAGGCCAACCTGCGCGGCAATGCCGTGTCCACCCTCGCCGGGGACGTGCGCGTGCTGCGCGCGCAGGTCCAGGCGGCGGGCGGGACACCGAAGGCCCCGGATCCGAGCAGTGCGGTCGAAGACCTGCCCGCCCGGATCCAGGTGCCCGTGCCAATCCCCGGCCCGCCGGGCCCCAAGGGCGAGCCCGGCACACCCGGCCCGTCGGGCACACCCGGCCCGTCGGGCACGCCGGGGTCGCCAGGCCAGAACGGGCAAGACGGCGTCGGGCAGACCGGGGCCCCGGGCGCCGACGGGTCGCCAGGTCCAGCCGGACCGCCAGGGCCCCAGGGAGAACCCGGACCGGCTGGACCCGAGGGACCGGCGGGGAAGGACGGCACCGACGGCAAGGACAGCCAGAGCTGCCCCGACGGCTACTCCTGGCAGACCCCCAGCGACGACCCCTATGCCAAGGTCTGCCGCGAGGACGGCGCCCCCGACCCGGGCAGCGGCAGCGATTCCCCCATCCCGCTCGCCGCAGCCCTTGACCCTCGACGGCAGTACGCATGAAGACGCCCCCTGCACGGTCCACACGGGCCGTGCAGGGGGCGCTTCGTCATGCCTGGGGCGGGGAGTCCACCACGAAGCTGCCTTTGCCCCGCACCGTAACCACGAGGCCGCGCGAAACGAGCAGCTGAACGGCGGCGCGAGCCGTCGGCCGGGACACGCCGAACTCCTCACAGATCGTGGCTTCGGAAGGCACCCTGCGCCGCGGCGGATAGGCGCCGTCGGCAATACGAGCAGCGAGGATCGCGGCGATCTGCTCGTACAGAGGCTCGGGCCCGTCGAGATCCAGCGTCATATATCGACCGTAGGAGCCATACGACAGTGCTTCACGTCGCGTGATGTCACCTGACAACACATGACAAGCCGAGTAGCGTCGAAACAGAAGACCCCCGCGACCGTGCTACCGGTCCGGGGGCGTGGACGACGCTTCGAGGGAGCGACGACATGGCAGAGAGTACGCGCCGCCAAACCGCCATGGCAGAGCCTGTACATCTCCTGGAACCCACACCGCCGCCCAAGCCAGCGCCGAACTGCGGCGTCTGCGGGGCACTGGCCAAGCAGCGCGCCGAGGCGATCGCGGCCGGAGACCGGTCTCGTGCGACGGATTGCAACGTTGAGATCCGTAACCACCCGCACCCGCAGCGCGGGGGCAGGCCGTGAGGACGGACGAAAGGACCCCGGAGTGCCAGCACAAAATGTGTGACCTGTGCCGCGGCCCCACCGTCGTCCGACGACAAGGCGCACCCCGATGGGAGGCGCCCATCATGACGGTCCGCTGCGACTGTTCGTGCCACCGCGGTAAGCGCTGAGACTCCCACCCGTACTACGCCGACGGACGCCGATCCCGCCGGCGTAGTACGGGTGGAGGCGACCGCCGCGGGCCGCACACGCGACGGTCGCCGCGCAAGACCCGCCAAGGCTTTTGGAGTCCCCACAGGCTCCGGAGAGGAAGCCAGAGGCGGGGCAGGGCGG